AAGGTAGTTATAACATTGCTGCTGGAAAGCAATTAATTTCAACGACAAGTTATGCAGATATAAAGGTTCCAGTTGAATTTATACAGGCAGAAGAGGATGAAGGGAGGGAAATAAGACGAGCAAAGTTATATATAACACCTGATTTAATAGGAGATCATCAACCTACATTTGAGGATGAGATTACGTTGAGTTATGGAGGAGGAAATAAGGTTGCACAGATTATTGATATAGATACAAAACGTGGTGGACAGGTTTATCTACATACAATTCAGGTGAGATTCTGATGGCTAGGAGAGCAGGGAGAAGAAAGCCAAAACAGAGTTACGCAGAATTACAGGCAGCGTTAAGTAGAAAAGAAACGCCTGGTAAGTTTATGAGTGATATTCAGAAAGATTTATATGCAGATATTGAAGCTGATTTTAATTTATTAATTCAAACAACTGTTTCTGATTTAACAAGTGACGCTACTAAAGGTGGTCATAGTCCTGTTTTAACAGGTTTTTTTGCCTCTAACTGGAAAGCAGGTAAACGACCAATTAATAGGACAGAAACGCCAAAAGGGACAGAATGGGAAAACATCAAAAAGACAACTCGAACGATTGGTGAAAGAAAGAAAACTGTTTTATTTCCTGGTCAAAAACCAATTATTAAACAACGTCATGCTGTTCCAGAATTTTTCTTAAAAGATAGAGTTTATATTGGTAGTGCAGTTAAATATGCTCCATACGCTTTAATGTCTCCTAAATCACGATTAATTAATTATGTTGCAGGAGGAGGAGGTAGTACAGCTTCTTTAAATCAACGAATCAATGAAATAATGACAGACAAGAAAAAGAATGTTGACCTTAGAATAAGTGCGGCAGCTTTTGGAGGGAATCAAGAAGCACGAACTCAGATGACACAGAATAATGAATATAGACCTAGAACTGGGTACACCAAACTTGAAGGAACTTAAACCATGACACTTGTAAAAGTTAGAGCCGCTTTTGAAAAAGCAATTACTGATGCAGTTACGGATGTTGATCCAACTGTAAAAATGATTTATGACAATATTGCTTATACAACCCCTGGTAAAACAGTTAAATACATCATTTTAGGCGTTAATTTTGGTCAAGCAACGATGCAAAATCAAGGTGCTTCTAGTGACTATTATTCAGGTTTTATTCAATGTAATGTTTATGTTCCTAAGAATAAAGGAACGTCAGTATTAGCAGCTATCAGTGAATCAGTTATTGATGGCATGACCTCTGTTAATGCTTCCGATTATGTTGACACCTATAGTTGTAAGCCCAAAGTGATGGATGTTGTAGGGCCAGGAATATTTGATACTGAAGACGAATCACATTGTATGGCTGTAATAACCTGCCAATTTTCTGCAAACGCTTAGTATAGTATTAATACTAATCGAATATTAACTTATGGCTAAAGCCATTGATCTTCTCCGCAACAAATTTGGTGTCAGTCAGTTATATCAACATGAAGTTGTAAAAGATGGTGAAACTGTCTTAACTGTATATTGGAATCCATTAACAATTGCAGAAAGAGAATCAATTCAAAAAAAGGCAGGAACAAGTGATGCTAATGATTTCGCATTAGCTTTGATGATCCAAAAAGCTTTAGACAAAGATAGTAAAAGGTTATTTCAAGATGGTGATAAAGCTGCTTTAAGACGAGAAATTGAAGTTGCTGTTTTGCAAGAAATACAGTTGGCGATGCTTGAATCTGGCACAGATAAGGAGGTGGAAGAAGCTCAAGCTGATTTGAAAAGCTAATAAGCTTTGGTATTTTATGTTTTCTCTAGCCAAGGAGTTAGGGATGACGGTATCTCAGTTATCAGATAATTTGACAATGGAAGAGTTGATGGGATGGTCGGCTTATTTTGCGTTAAAGAATGAAGAGTCTGAGAAAGAACAAGATAAAGTTCAAAGAGGTGCTGCTAGTCGGGTACAAACAAGGTAAAGTAGGGTGAAGTTTATCGGGTTAGAAAGGAGTGGCTGCTGACTATACCCGTACGATTGTTTTTAAGGTAGAAGACAAGGCAATAAAACGTGCGACTGATCGTATTACAAGTAGCTTACAAAATATTGAAAAAATCTTAACGAAGATAGAGCAAAAAGGATTAAAAACCTTTGCCTCTTCAGTAGAAGAGGCTAGTAGTGGTCTTGATAAAGCGACAAAAAATGCAGCAGGTTTAAGTAAAGTTCTTGATACGATAGACAAAAAAAGAGGTCAACTTGGGTCAGGTATAAAAAAAGGTCTTATTGGAATTGCAGACAATCCTATTCCTTTGTTTTCGGCAGAGAGGGCAATTGCTAGGACTGCTCAGACAGCAATAAAAAGATATATTGATGACTCAAATAAAGTTAAGGAGGCTTGGGAAGCAGGGAAGCGTCCACTTATGGACATGCTTGGGATGCTTGGCAATTTAGCCAATAAGATCAAGCTTGCGAAAACGAAAGCAGATGAGATGGTTGCTTCTTTAACTAATAGAACTTTAAGAACAAGTTTAGGTCAATTAGAAAGAGAATTATCTGAAGTTCAGAAGATAAATAAAGAGATTTCTATTGATAGTAAACATTACAGGGATACTGTCCGAAATGTAGTACATGTAGAAAAGCAAGTTAATAGAGAATTATTAGCAAGGAAACGTATTTATGAAAGTATAACTAAGGATCAAATTGCGTTTAGAAATAAAATAAAAAGAAGTATTGCTGAGTCTAGGAATAGAAGGGCTTTTTCTGGTTCTGGTTTTCAGGAATTTAGTAGTCGGGCTGATCGAATTAAAGCAATTGCGGATGAAAAGCAATCTGTTCAATATAAAGCATTACAAGAAGAAAGAAATCTTATTAGGATAAATAACAGGTTAAAAGCAAGAGGAGATCTTCAACGAACTAAAGGTTTAACAATTGAAGAAAGAATAAATAAAGTATTAGCGAAGAGAGGAAAAATAATGACTGCGAATGGAAAGATTCAAAAAATACAACAAAACACAATGTTTAAAGGAGGGGTGAAAGGAGCAGCAGGTAGCGCAATGATTGGTGGAGGTTTCCCGTTGTTGTTTGGACAAGGTGGTGCTGGTGCTGCTTTTGGTGGTATCGGTGGTGCTATTGGTGGTTCCTTTGGTGGGCAATTTGGTTTTGCTGGTTCAATTGTTGCTACAGCTATTGCTCAATGGATAGAAGGGATTGATGAATTTAATTCAAAATTAAGAGGTGTAAATGCTGACATGAAAGCATTAGGTTTTAGTAGTGAATTTACGGGTGGAGAGATAAAAGAAATGGCGAAGTATTTAAAAATTTCTAAAGATGAAACGATGCAATTGTTTAGTAATTATATGCGTTTTGGGAAAGAAGTTGGTACAACTTTGATGAAGTTTTATGGAAATGATTTTTCTTCTTTATTTGCAATAGGAAAAATCAAAGATCAACAAAGTGCAATACAGGCGATAGTAAGTATGAGTAAGGTTTTGACATTTGAAGAACAAGCACAATTACTTGCACAAGTAGGGAAAACAACTGCTGTTGAGATGCAAATAAGGTTGTCAGATTTGATGTTAGAAAAACAATATGAAAAGAGAAGAGAATTAATAAAAGAAGTTAGTTTGATGGATCGACTTTGGTATTTGTCAAAGTTAATTTACCGCTACGCTCCTGGCCCACTTCAGGGAATAGTTAAGGCTGGAGAAAGTCCAACAGCAAAAAGAGACAGGGAGTTAAGGGAATTAAATGAGTCAATGGAAGAAAATCGTTTAAAGACTGAACAGGCTTTAACGGCTATTGGATCAGTAGAAGAAGCAATGAATAATTTAAAACTTCCTACTATTACTGGAGAGGTAGAGAATTTAAGCGACGAAATAAAAAAACTATTAAATCCTGTTTATCAGTTAAAACAAGCTGCTGATTCTATAGGTAATGCGTTTGGTGAATCATTTAAAGGGATAGTCACTGGTTCAATGACAGCACAACAGGCATTAGCAAATCTATTCCAAAGAACGGCAGATCATTTCTTAGATATGGCTGCACAGATATTAGCTGCACAAATAAGGGCAAAAATTGTTGGAATGTTTGCAAAATCTTTTGTAGGAGGATTTGGAGGAGGTTTTACTGGGATGGACTTACCTACTGGTTTTTACTCAGGCAGTGGAGGTGGAGGTGGTGTGAGTTGGACCGACATTGCTGGTAAGAAAGCAGCAGGAGGCCCAGTAACAGGAGGGAAATCCTATGTTGTTGGAGAAGAAGGCCCAGAAATATTCGTTCCAGGTGCTAGTGGTAACATCGTTCCAAATCACGATTTAGGCAAAGGAGGCGGTACTTCTATT